CAAGCGAGTAGCATTGGCTTACGGGCGTTTGCAACAAACGACCGAAACCACTCACTTATGGTCTGAACTGAAGACCTACGACTGGTAATCCCCATAAGCCACGATAGACTTATGTTGCTCTCTAATACGGTCTGCGGGACCTCTCCGGAGGCTAACCCGATGAGGTTGCTAATTCCCACAGAAGAATCAAACCCCGCAAGGGACGGAATTAGATCCTTTATCAGATCTCGGATCTCCTGGTCGGAGAACCAAGCAGTTGCGGTACTTATACCGAAACTGGGAGCTGGGAGGCCACCAATATAATAATTGGCGGTCGTCTGGACGAGTCGACTCGCTCTAGCTTGCAAAGGCGCATCCGCGCGCGTAACATAATAAGGGAGCCTCTCCTTCAGGGGTAAACCCTTAGGATTCCATGACTGACCAACCGGCCAAGGTTGGCAGCACACAGCAGCAGCCCTACCACGCAACGACTTAGGTACGAACGCGAGGCCCTTCGGCCCAAAAAGCGCTAGAGTATCTAAGACAGAGGCCTTGGTAAGAGGCTTGAATTTGAGTGTCGGCCACACCTTCTCAGGTGTGATAAGCATGCCGGCAAACTCAGCCGCCCGTCGTGAACACAAACCTTTGGAAAGCGAGACTTCTACTCCCAATTCAGAGAGTGTTGACACAACAGCTGCGTACAGCTCATCATGCCAAATGGCTAGGTCATCGCCGATCTGGACATACGGGAGCTTGGTACGAGTTGAATTCCTCGTAGAGCGTTTCCCGAAGAGGCCCAGTCGGTAGGCATGTCCTCTTACAATACAATGTAAGAGTAAAGCAAACATTGGAAAGCTCCGTCTGAGCCCCAATGGCTGGCCTACCCTCCATCGGAGTACCTCTTCCGTTAGGTTGCTGTCGTCTGGCAACCGCCAGAGTCCATGAAAGGCGCCCACCAGAGCATCGTGGTCGCCGCGTTGGACAAACCCCCAGTCCCACAGAATATGCATCTGCAGATCTAAGGGCAGGGTATCAGACGCATTTGACAAGTCCATAGAGTGGACAAGGAGACCACTCCTTAGGGCTTCCCTTACTCGCTCACGACCACTTTGGTGGTCATAAGTTGCATCCTCAGGGATGTGCCGAAGCACGTCAAACAACGCGTTTGACAGAGGCCTTAAAGCCAACTGGAATAAACGGTCCGGATTCGCGACAGCTCTTAATTTGAGACCACATTCATTCAAGAATGAGATCTCTCCTATGGGCCCATCACGTCGTGGAGTTTCATAGAGGCCGGGGCCACTAAGCCCTTCCAAAACGGTTTGAGCTCGGAGATAGAAGCTCTCAGTCCAAGCCGGC